ATGCAGAATGGAAAGAAGATATTAACAAACTTTACCGGAAACAAGGATATATCGAAAATCTCTTTGGTTTTAGATTTGTTACTGCAATGTCATTTAATGAAATAAGCAATTACCCAGTTCAATCTACGGCGTTTCTTATTTTACTTCACAGCCTAATTTTAATTAACGAAATTGCTAAGGAAGAAAAATGGCTAACCAAAATAATTGGGCAAATCCATGATTCCATACTCTTTGATCTGCATCCAGAAGAACAAGACCACGTACTGAAAACTTGTATTTACATTATGAGTAGAAAAATGCTGGAGTTACACAATTGGATTACCGTGCCACTCCCTGTGGACGTAGAACTAACAGGCATCGACCAACCTTGGTACACTAAAAAGGAGGTGAAAATCAGTGAATAGGCCGCATGAGATAGTAGAGAAGGTGATCAAGGTTATTAGCAGCTGCAATAGTTTAAAGTATATACCAATGATGGATAATTATATTGATCTGGCTGTACAACGGATTTTAGAACGGAAAACAACAAAAAATTATGGGTATGTGGGTAGGATTCAGTGCGCAGGACATTATAGGGCAATGAGTTTAATAAAACAGAGGGAAGAGGTATGCAGAATAGAAAGAAGGATGAGGTGCATACCTAAAAATAATGATAATATCCATGTAATTATCAACCTTTTTTATTAGAAAGGAGGTAATATATGACAAGACAAGAAGCAGAGAAAGAGGCGAAACTATTAAACGCAAAAGAACCACAATGGTTCTGCCCATTAATCAACGGTGATTGCAACAAAAGATGTGTAAATTTTATACCAGCGTTTGTTTCAAATGAGAACGAAAAGAGTAACCATATGATACACGACGCAAAAGAGGACAGCTTTATTGTAGAAGGATTTGTTTGTTCCAATCTAATGTTCATAGGAAATAGTTTAACTTGTGGGTAAAGGAGGACAAAATGAAAAAAGTAATTGTTAGTTTGACGATTGGATTAGGTTTGTTTCTTATGGCAACGTTCGTGCTGGCAGTGGATGATCTTGATCTTAGAAAAGCCATGTTGACTAGTAACTTATGGCAACAACAAACATATAATACACAAATAATATTGTTGCAAGAACGTTTGGTCAAATTGAAAGGAGAGGAAGAGCAGTTACGTTCTGAGGTTCAAAAATTAACAGCAAGTGCTAAATTGGAAGCGGAGAAGAGGGCCAAAAAAGATAGTACAAAAAAGGAAACCAAGAAGAATAAAGCTGGAGGGAAATAACTGTGCCATTACATACAACCCACCGACCAACTACATTGGATGAAATCATTGGGAATGAAAGTGTAATTGAGTCGTTAAAATCTGTGCTAAGACGTGAACAGGACAGACCACACTCGTTTTTGTTCACAGGTATGGCTGGTACTGGAAAAACGACCATGGCTAGAATTCTCAAAGGAGAATTGAATTGTTCTAATAGTGATTTCTATTTATACAATGCATCAAACACACGTGGGATTGATACGATTAGAGATATAATTGATAATTGTCAATTTGCCCCTATGAATGGAGATGTAAAATATTTTGTTATGGAGGAGTGCCATATGTGGACTCCACAGGCGGGCGAAAGTATACTTGTACTCTTAGAAGAACCTCCAAGTCATGTATATTTAGCACTTTGTACAACAGAACCTAGTAAGTTAAAACCAACGATTAAGAGACGCTGCCATATTTCTGAAATGAAGCCATTACTATTGCCACAAATTCTCAAGCTTCTCAAATCAGTTCTGGAGAAAGAAGGTGTTAAGGAATTTCCAAATGGAATTCTAACCAAAATAGCTGATGTTTGTGATGGGTCCCCAGGCAAAGCACTAAACTTGTTGGACACCGTGATAGATGTTGCTGACGATGAAACTGCATTTCAGGCAATTGAAGATGCCACTGTATCAGAGGCCAGCATCGCTCAGATCGCCCAGGTGCTCATTGCAGGCAACGGGCAATGGCAAAGTATAGCCAAGATGATTACCGGCCTCTCTGGTGAGGCTGAGAGCCTTAGATATGCATTCCTAGGGTATTTTAGTAAAGTACTTTTAAACAACAGATCTGGATCAGACAAAATTGCTGAGGTACTTACAATCTTCTGCGAACCTGTTATGTATTCAGGTGCTGGAGGATTGACTGCTGAAATTTATCTTGCTTGGAAAGCCTCAATTCAAAAATAAACAAAGGAAAATACTAAAAATATGCTATAATAAGAGAATGAGGGGATACTCCAAATGACAGAATTAAATAGGCGGGATGCAATAAAAACTAGAAAGAATAGCACACCAACTCCACAAATGTTAGGGTATATAACAAGGCTGGAGATACCCCCAAAGAATGGGTGGAAACCAGATACTTATTATATTGTTGATGCAGCTTTTAGTGCAAACAATCCAATACATCGTAAAATTTTCTATACTGGATTTTTGGATGATAAGGGTGCCCCTTGTGGGTATAATGGATTTGCTAAATTTAGTGGGGGTGATTATTCCTACGACATTTCAGATGTTTATTACATTAAAGCCATTCGTGAAATTGATATGGAAATTTAATGCGGAGGTAAACAAAAATGACAGAATATAACGAAGATCTGGAAATTGATTTTGCACAATTGGATATTAATTGGCGGGATCATTCAACCAACTACATGAAATGGTCTGAAAAATGGGTGAATGCTGTGGCTGAGCGGGACCGACTCAAAGAATCTCTGGACGTATTAAAAGCAGAGTTGGATGCTAAATACAGAATAAAATTATATGATGGTAAGAAACCTACCGAGGTATCTATCGCAGCTATAATTACAACAAATGATGATTATAAATTAGCGCAATGGACTTTGATAGACGCAAATGAGGCTGTAAATCTACTTGCATCTGCAAAGGCAGCATTCGGGCATAGGAAGAAAGCACTTGAAGGACTGACCCAATTATGGTTGGGAGGATATTTCTCTAATCCAAATATACCTGCTGAAATTAAAGAGAGAGTTAAAAAAGACAATCCAAGATATCAAAAAGAACAACAAGAGAAGCTAAATGCAAACCCAAGATTAAAGAAGCGACAACCGATAAAGAAAGGCTAAAAAATGGCAATTATTGAATATATTTTGTATGGAATAGTCGGACTGTTTTGTCTATATCTGGCATTCCGATTGATTTCCATAGCGGTGTTTAAGAGTTGGATAGAAGCTAAAAAACAAAATAACAAAGGGAGGAAAGACGATGGCATTAACAAAATTGATTGATCAGATGGAAGAGATGGTAACTGAAACCAGAGCTGATGTTGAGAAATTTGAAGTTAGAGATAACAATGCTGCAGGCACTCGTATACGAAAAGCCATGCAGGACATCAAGATAATAGCTCAAAAAGTGAGGACAATAGTTTCAACAATTAAAGCAGAACGGAAGGAGGGTTAAAAATGGAAGTATTAAAAGTCAAACCTGATCCTATGATACCAGAAATGCCTAACTATGGAGAACTTTTTGCGAACACCAATATAGATCTTGCTATTCTTATAGAAGAATTATCTCAATGTGCAGTAAAGCATACTAAAAATATACCAATAACAGCTATGGCACCTACACTGGGTATTATGCAAAATGGTACTGTTTATCTAACAATAGTAGAGAATAAAACAAAGTATGAGCTATGCAGGGCCGAAATAATGGAAGATGGCAGTCTTGGGCAAATTGGATATAATAACTAAAGAGGAAGGAGGGTTAAACTATGCCAGGATACAGACAGCAGTACAAAAAACAGAAACAAGATCTTCTTCGTAGACATGAAGAAAGTGTGGCCGACAAGGGTGAAGGTAAGTTTGGTAGTATTATAAATAGTTCAAAACTTCCAAAAGGAATGGGTTTTTGGAAATGTAGTGATGAGAAGCACATAGTTGATTTTATCCCATTCATTGCTGGTCCTGATATGCCAAAAGTAAGTGGTGGTGGCATTAAAGAGGGAGAATTTACATGGCTTGTAGATTTATGGGTGCATTGGAATATTGGTGTACTTCAACATCCTTACATATGCCCTGCCAGGACAAATGGTGAACCTTGCCCGATCTGTGAACATCTACAACAGAATAAAGACACCTATACAAAAGAAGAATATAATGACATTAAAGCAAAGCACAGGACAGTATATCTGATCTGGTGTCATGATAATTCAACGGAGAAAGAGAAAGGCATTCAGTTATGGGAAGTAGCTCATTTCTTTATGGAGTATAATCTTAAAGAAATTGCAGAACGTCCTCGTGGAGGTGGGACTGTACTCTATTTCGATCCAGATATTGGTAAGAATGTTGTATTCACTAGGCGTGGCAAAGGTGCCGGTAACACAGAATTTATTGGGCATAGGTTTGACGACAGGCAAGAACCAATACCAGATAAAATCCTTGACCAATCGTTCCCACTTGACTCTGTAATCAAGTATGCCACCTATGATGAACTCCATGACGCCTTCTTTGGTACCAAGCATGGGGAGGATACAGTTGGTGAGACTGGTGAAGGTGAAGCGGGTGAACCTGTATATGGAGAAGCACCATTTGAACAAGAACCTGAACCTGAACCAGAATTTGCCCAAGATGAATGCCCTGTTAATGGTGAATTTGGTGTAGACCATGAACAGCTTGAGGGCTGTGACGGCTGCGTAAATTGGGATAACTGCTTTGCTGCAAATCAAGTAATGCAAGAACCAGAACCTGAAATGGAGCCTGAGCCCCCACCACAAAGGGCACAATTGAGAACTCCAATAAGAGAACCAGCTGTTAAACCAGCACCAATTAAAAAACCACCAAGACGTAGATAACAACACAACTGACCAT